TGGCGCGGCCGCCAAACCGTCCGTTGCCGCTTCTCTCTCTAAAATCTCTTTCTTCATGGCGTATCCCTTAAATAAAAACCCTTTGCAAATAATACTTTTACGTTTGTAAAGGTACTATTTACAAAGGG